GCGCCTGATATGCTAAAATATATATTCTTCCATATTACATACGGGGCGTTACTGTACAAGACCTGCGCCTCCGACGGTGATGTCGGCTCGATCAAAACGCGATCTGTCGATGTTGTCCAGTCGATATCGCCGGGCGTTGTATTGTAACCCTCGACCGTTAGCGTTTCGGTGACGGTGAAGGCGTTATTGTCCAGCCCCTCCTCGTCGTATGCGGTTCCGCTGTTGCGGGCTATATTGATGCGTGGCGGATCGCCGTCGCTGTTGGTCCATCCCTGGGCCACCATGTCCAGGGCATGTCCGATAGTGGCCCACGGGCCGCCAAATTTTACGTTTTTGCCGGTGTTCGTGTTCATGCCGCCTGGCGTCGGGTAGAGCTCAACCTTCAGCTTATAATCAGATCCGCTGTATTGTATCTCCGTAACGACAAATGTTTCTTTGTTCGTAGCGGTGTCCCATACGCCGATATCGCCAACAACAAAAGCGAATCCGTTTTCGGCCGCGTCGTAAAGCTCATAGTCAGTGCCCGATATGAGGGTCAGGTTGCAGTTGCTATACGTGTACGGAGCCTGGTTCGTCGATCCGGAATTAAGATCGCTACCAGTGGGGCCGACAACATACCATTCAGTGTAGGCCATTTATGAGCCCTCCCGCACAAAGTAGCCCGGCCCCTCGACCGTTTCGCCGCGCCTGACTTTCGATACCTCCGGCGCGCGAACCTCGGATGCCGTTTTTATCAGATCCACGATCTCCGTTTTTGCGGCCTCCGCCTTCTCGTCCGCCTCGATCCGGTCAAGTCGCGAAGCCAGCTTGTGGCGGATCGCGGTGTAGAAAAAGTCGCGGGGCGGATGCCCGAACTTGTCCGGGCGGATACCGCAAGCGGTCGAGATCTGCGAGTAGGTCGCGCCCGCCGCCTGGGCGGATGTCCACCTATTGGCCGTAGCGTGATCGATCGCCGCCTTGAGGTAGCCTCGCGGCTCCGGGGCTGGATCGTCTAATATTGTTTCGTCAATAAGTTCTGACATTATCAATTCCAGGTAACTGCATCTGACCCGCCCCGGTCCGGGGCCGGCGCGCCGTTAAGACGCGCCGGCCCGGTCGGGCCGGTCAGGAGAAACGAACTACGAACTACGACGGGAGAAGCGGAATCGAGTACCAGGTCGTATCGTCCAGCGCGATCAGGATAACCGATGTCTTGGCCGCCATGTCGAGCGAGCCGGTAGTCGCGGTCAACGCATTGATCTTGTCCAATGTGTTCGGATAGACGCTCAATACCTCGTCTGACACGTCGGCATTTTTGATTATGCAGATCTTACCGGCCGCGGCGGTCGGAAGAATCACGCCCTCGCCAGAGTCGACAGAGTTGACGAAGGTAAAGCCCTCGGCCACCGCCGCGGCGTCCGTCTGGTCAGAGCCTGTAGCCGCGACCGTTGCGACGGCGATCCGAAGCGCGCCAGCGCTTGACAGCGTGAACGGCCCGGAGAGCGGAACATCCTCGTAGCTGTCACCGTCCGCGACCAGGATGTCGCCAGCCGTGTAGTCGACGGTGCCGATGTCAGAAAGATCGGCGAGCGAAAACTCCTCGGCGGTCAGGGAGACCGTACTGCGGAGCAGGATCCTTACAGTCGAATCTGTCGATTCGGCCGCGACCAGTACGAATCCCATCCACGTGTTGCCTGTCGGGGTCGCCGTCGCGGCTCCGGCGCCGGCCGTGCCGCCGTAAGGGTTGCCGTCGGCGTCCCAATACACATTGGCGCCCACCGTCGCAAACGCCTCCTCGGCCTTCACCACATCGAAAACGCCAGATATGGCAAGTGACCCGAGGTCACCGGAATCGATGTCGGACTTCGCGACACCCACGATATTTTCCTGAATCACCACATCGCCGGCGGTCACGTCAGCGCCGGGCGTGTAATCGAGCGATTCGCCGATTTGTACAAAAGCTGCTTCTGCCATTTTCTTACATCCTTATTTTGAGTTATGTCTTGTTGTTGGTTAACGGCGCCGCGATTATGCCTCGCCCTTCATTTTGACCGCGCCCCGATAGTCCTGTTCCTTGACACCGAAGTCAATGTACCCTCGGAACTGGACGCCCAGGGTATTGAAATCGGCGTCCGTGGATTCGACCGTCGGGCGATCGACGCCGTTCAGGAACGCGACTTCGAAGGCGGCCAGCCGATTCGGATCGGCGAACAGGTACCAGGCGAGCGCCGAGTAGCCTGTGAAGCTCGAGTTACCAAGATAACTCGATGACGCGATGTCAAACTTGCCCGCGTGCGGGTTGTTTACCGGCTTGCCCGCATTGGCGGTCGTCGTTTCGTTCAGTTGCAGCGAGTTCATCAACTGCTCGGCTGTGACCTTCAGGGCCGACGGGACCAGCAGGATCGACGGCGAGATCCCGAGCGGTCGACCGTTCGGCTTCGTCTGGTCGAGGAACAGCAGCTCGGCGGCGGTCAGTGCGTCAACGTCCAGGGCGGTCGTCGAGCCAGTCGCATAGTTGCCGTTACCGGAAGCGAAGAACGAACTCGGATTGCTCAATATGAGCGTCCATACCGCATCGGCAATGGCCTCACCGGCGCCCATGCCGATCTCGCGCGGGATCGCGGCGAACGCCGACAGGTCATCGTTGATGATCGCCTGACGGGTCAGCGAGAACATGATCCCGTGGGTGTCGGCCTGCTGGGTGAACTGCTGTTCCGAGACCGTCCCGTGCTTCAGCTCGCCGTCGGCCCCGACTTCCTGGAACTTGAAGTCGCCGGTCATGCGGTGGCGGGTGTGCTGCTTGAAGTCATTGACGGATGAGATTTTACAGATGCGTCGCCAGGTGTCCTCGGCGTAGTTGTAGCCGTCGAGCAGCATCTTGTTAGCGACGTTGCTCAATATGTAGGGCAGGCTCATTGTACTGAACGCCGCCTGCAGCCAGTCGCTGGGGTTGCTGCGGAACCGGGGCAGGCTCCGGCCGCTGGCGCATTCGCAGAATTCCTGAATGCCCATACCGCGCATTTTGTCGGCCGCTTCGAGCGTCGGCGAGTCGTAGGACGCCTCAAGGCTTTCGCCCGAGATCCCGCCGGCCATGACGGCCGCGGCCTCGAAGACCTTCGGGCCGGTCGCGCGATGCTGGCCGCCGAACGCGGGGGCCGCGGGCCGCGAAGCGCGGAGCACTTCGAGCTCCGTCTTGGTCGCGTCCCAGCCCTCCTCAATCGCCTTGGCCGCGATGTCGCCGTGCGAGTCGCCGCACAGTGACCGGACAGCCTCGATCCTGCGGACCTCGTCGGCCGCCTTGGCGCGTAGGGACGACAGGTGATCGTCGCCCGATGCCTCGATTTTTTCGGCGGGCGCCTGTTCAGTCTGCTTGGTTTCGGTAGACTCCGAGGCCTTGATCTCCTCGGCCCGCCCCTCATCGCTCACAACCTCATTTTTCGTTTTGTCATTTTCTGCCATTTTCTCTTGCTCCAATGCTTTCGCTTTTGCTGCGATTTTTGCTTCCGTGTTTGAATCAGCGCCAAGATCGACGAAACTGATTTCCTTCAATATTGATTCGCGGACCACAAATACCGGTCCGGCGAAGGTTGATCCGTTGACAGTGACCGCAGAGCCCTGCGCCACAAATTCCGTTTCCTCGATGCTTGCCCCGATACTCGCCTGCCACGGGAACCCGTTTACGCCGCTCTTGGCAACGTCACGCGCCCAGGACGTGTCGCGGCTGACTATGCCCTCGGCGGTCAACGTATTGTTTTCGACGGCGATGCGTTCGGTATGGCCGACCCCCTTACCGGCGCTGTGGTCGAGACGAATCGGGATTCGTTGTTTCTCGATACCGATCCCGGCAAGATCGACGACAACGGGGTCCTCGAATCCGACCAGATCCATTTTGCCGCCGGTATAGGCCAGCATACTGAAGCGGGGCAGCTTTTTGCCGTCCTGGGACGCCGCTTGGACATCTATGTCAGAGATCAATTGCAAGTTTTTAGGTATGTTTTCCATCGATATTACTCCATGTTTTGATCGGATTCGTCCGATATCAGGCCGAGTTCCAGCATAAGCTCACGCTCCTTGGCCTCCTGCCGCAGTTCAGACTCCCAATCGCGGCCCTGCCTGGCGTACTCGTATGCCAGGGTCGTCGTATGGTTCGCCAGGCGCTTGGCCTGGGCCGCCGCCTCCTTGTTCGGATCGACGTGTTCTGTGCCGTCGAAGAACCATTGGTGCTTGACGCCGCCCAGGGGTCGGGCGATGCCAAGCGTGATCCGCGCCTCGGCGAACCATGCGGCGAACACACGGTCCAGAACAGCCTGCGCCAGGTGCTCCTGCTCGATTCTGATTGATTTGAAATACGTCTGATGATCGAGTCTGCCCGACGCGTAGTTGTAGCCCGCCGAGTTACCGGCCGCAATATTGTACGGCATATTCAAACATCTAGCTATTTCGTTTAGTATCTCAGCCTTGAACTCGGCGTAGGTCGTCGTAGGCTGTTCGGCCTTTATCTGCCCGAGCTTCCAGCCGTCCGGCAGGGTCGTCGCCATGCGCGCTTCAAGCTCGATGATATCGAGTGCGTCGAAACTATCGTCGGCCTCGCCGTTGGCCGGCGAGTCGGTGTATAAGACCGCCGCGAAGTCGGCCGCGGTCTCGGCGGCGGCCAGGACGGCGAGCGTATACCGCCGCATCTGCTCGAATAGCGGGATCGCGGGCGAAAGTTCCGATACGCCCCGATGCTGCCCCGGGCGGTCAGGTCTGAACCAATGCAACACAGACTCGGCGGGCACTGTATCGTACATATCGGCATATGCCGAGAATGAGTTAGTGTCGCCAGGGTGATACTGCATGATCTCGTAGCTTTTCGGATTGCCGAACGGGTCGAGGATCAGTCCGTCGATGTCTACGTGGTCGGGCCGGACGGCCAGGGACGGCGATGTTACGCGGTCCGCCTCGATCAATTGCAGGTCTAGCGTTACGGGCGTCGGCAGCATCGGGTTCGCGGTCAAAACCGCGAACGCCTCACCGTCAACGGCCTTGGCGCTCCGCATTGTTCGCAGCTTTTTCGCCAGGTCGACGGCCTTTGACCAATCGTTAAATGCGGATTCAACGGCGCTATTGGCGCCCGCATCATCCGTTAGCATCTGTAATCGCGGGCCGGTACCAACACAATCGTTGGCCAGGGTGTTGACGATCCCCCGCGCGTAGCAATTATTGGCCGCCTCGTACCGCGCCCGCTCCCTGATGCGCTTGCGTACATCGACGGAAGCCGCTTCGTCGGCGGATAGCGCGTCTGTATTGCTCCAGTGCCCGGCGTTGGCGTCCGTCGTCTGGGCCGCATCGTAACGCGCCTTGATCGTGATCGGTACGGACCGGACCGCGGGACGCGGGCGGCCGCCCTTCTGTTCCGGGCTCGCCACTATACCGTGCCCCGCGGCGCGATCCGATTAAGTTTGATGCCCAGACCGGACGTTCGCGATGCCGTCTTGCTGGCCAGGTATTTGTCGGCCTCGATTTGGTCAAGCAGTGAGTGCTGCTCGACGGAGCCGGAGTCCCCGCTCGCCTTTTTCGGGCCAGTCGCGCTTGTCTCGATCGCGTCGTCAATATCATCGGCCATAAGCAGGACCTTTCGGTGCTCGCGTCAAAAAAAACACATCCCCCTACTTATATATAACGCAATCCACCGACCAGTCGTGCGAACAAATCCAAGATTTTGGGAATATTGTTACATATATAGACGTTCATGCGAAAAATTCACGAGTACTCACCCGTAACCCGCAATATCTGCATTCGCGACGGCGCGTGATGCAGTTCCGGCCTGGTCTGGTATAAATCACGTAAAAGTGCCGACAGCCGCATCGGCGGCATTCCAGGCCGACGGGCGGGTCTTTTTCCTTGTTACCGTTGTCCATTTTAGACACGTTGACGCTTCTCCCATTGACGCTTCTTCCTTTGTATTTCCGATAATTTGACCTTCTTGCGGCGCGGTCTCGCGTGCCCGCTCGAAACGCCGGGCATACAGGCGCCCTCAATCGACGCGCCCGCCGCACAGCCAACAACGCAATCGAGCCAGTGATTGTCCGCCCTGGTCGCACGCCACTTCCATTCATCGATGACCCGACCCCGGGCCTCGGTCTTGACCCGATACTCGGCGGTCAGATGGTCCGCGAACAATTGGTGATTCTTCGATTCGTTCCCGAACAGTGACAGGCAGCCCGGATCGCCCATCGAAACGGCGAGCCGAGAATGTATAAAACTCTTCCAGTAATTGACATCTATCACTACGTGCCGAACCTGGCGCTTGCCGATAGTGTTCGGCATTCGCCAATGGTGGCCGGCCCGCTCGCCCTTTTTCCGCTTATACTCGGCAAACGGAACGCTCGAAGCGCCGACGAATTTTCCGTGGCTCGGCGTGACAATCGCCGAGTGAGGCGATTGTTTGCAAAACTGATAAACCACGTCGGTACTTTGGCCCCAGTTAGCGTCAATCAGGCATCGGCATATCTGCATTTGCGAGCCGTCCTCTCGTTCCCACCGCCTGGGTATGATATCGGCAGTGAGTTTTTCAAGGCCAGCATATATCGACCCCTCCAGCCCGGCGGCGGGTGCGGCCAGGGCGAGCGTTCGCTTCGCCTCGGCCAGCGAGTAGTAGTCTTTTCGCTGGTCCGGGTAAGCGCCGTAATCGACAACGTAGCCCGTGAAATCCTCCTCCCATCCGAGCACAGCGTAGTACAACAATTTGCCGTGAACGTCAATGAACATTGTTAGATATGTGACCCCAATCGGGACTGACCGACGGGGGTGGTTATTGACTTTTGCGGCGATCTGTTCGGCTGTCACGATATCATCGTCGCCCTCGTCGCCCTTAATCGGCTCGTTCTGGTACTCGGCCCAGAACGCCCGCTCGTCCTGCATTCGCAGATTCATCGCATGTTGGATCGCCGATAGTTCATCCTCGTTGAACCGTTGCGGCCATGCGACCTTGGCGCCCATATCCATTGCTGCCCGATTCTGCCCGTAAAATTCAGTCGCATCCTGCCCGTCGCCGTCCGCCTTGAAGCTGTCATTTCGTATCCGCGAATACTGATCCCAAAGCTTCGAGTTATCTGGAAACGAGTATACGAGCTTCGTTCGCTCGCCCTGCCAGGCGGGATGTGCGTCCCGGTCCAGGATTCGGTCGGCCATATCGTCAGGGCGAATGACCGTGCAGGGCATGATCCCGGAGATCTTCTGACCTGGCCCGGCCAGGTTCAGGATTGCGCCGTTCAAGGTCTCCAGCCGGTTCTTGACCTGCTGGGGACTACGCGCCGATTCGTCAGTCTGCGGATCGTCGATCACGACCAGCGAAGGGCGGACCGACTTACCGTCCGCCCGCTTATACTTCATGCCGCGAATCCGGCTCTCGATACCCGCGACCCGGATAATCGACCCCGAGGCGTCGCTTCCTTCGACGGTAGGCAGGACGATTCCGTCCGCCGTCCAAACGATGCGGGTATGCTCGCCCTGGCATGTCTGGCCCTTCGCCCGATTATGAATCCGTTCCAGTGACCGGATCGGCTTGACGGCCTCGGGGTAGTCGGCCAATAACAAATCGTTAGTTTCAAATTCGATCTTAATACTCTCGAGCATGGCCCGGGCGTGCCCGGCGTCCGATCCAACCAGGCAGACGAAGTCGTGGGCGCCGATCAGCATCGCCCAGATGCACGATATTTCGGCTAATGTCGATTTGCCGCTGCCGCGCGGCATAGCCAGGGCGAACAGGCCGCCCCTCAAGATCGCCTGCTCGATCTTGGCGATGACCTTCAGGTGGTCGTCTGACCACGGTAGGTAGAACGTATCGGGGAAGTACGTTTCGCAGAAGAACCGGAAATCGCCCCTCGTCCGCTCGACGTTCTCCGGGTTCGCGGGCGCCGGGATAGCCCCGATGTCCCGCCCGGCGGCCGATTGCCTCCGCTGCCGTCGCGCGACCTGGGCCTTGTGGGCCTCATATGCCTCGTCGCAGTCTTTTCGTTTCCTAGTCATATATCGCCTTTTGTCAATAGATCAATAAAGAAGCTTTTGTGA